GCGGTTCCTACCCATATTCATGGAGACCTCAATGCAAGTCTGGCGGCCCTCGTGGAAGAGTCAGCTTTACGAAATCATGTACCAGTGGAGCTGGTTCACCGGATTATTCGCGTAGAATCGCGCGGCCAGTGCGGGGCCGATAGCGGCGTCGCCAAGGGCGTGATGCAGGTCAAGCCGGCCACGGCCCGCAGCGTCGGCGTCTATGGCAATCTCAAGAACTGCGCTGTCGGCGTCGAGGCGGGCGTCCGGTATCTGAAAGAGGCGCTTAGGTTAGCGCATGGGAACTGGCGGGGAGCCGCGACGCTCTACAATCGCGGTATTTACGCCCGGCCGAGTAACTCCCAGTACGCCATGAACGTTCTCGAGTGAGGTGGGATCGATGTTTTACTCGTTTTTGATCGTTTGGGCGCTCAGCGGGGCTCCCCTGACGGCCGTCAAGTCGCATGAGAGCTTCGCGTCGCTCGAGGCGTGCGAGAGCTGGCAGAGGCCGGCTACGCAGTCCATGACGGATAGACTCGAGGCCGGCGGCGTTCCTTTTCGATCGGTGAATGCTCGTTGCGCCCTGGATGAAGGTCAGTCGCCGGAGTCGATGTTTGGGCTTACGAAAGACCAAACGCCGATATCTAAGGGCATTTGACCTTGTGGCGCGGTCAATATTGACTTATCATGAGGTAGCGACCCGCTCCTTGAGGATTGTCTATGTCAGTTACCTTCACAGATACCATCGAGTCGAAGCAGGTTATTAACGGGGCGCTCACCGCGGTCGGTTTCACGCCTTTGCCCTTCAAGCCGGTCCCCGTTCGGGGCTTCAATGTTTCGCTTTGGGGAACCTTCGTCGGTTCCGTGAGCTTGTTTCGCTCCTTCGATGGCGGCGTGACGCTGCTTCCGGTAACAGGCGTCGGCCCCTGGACGGCTCCCGTTTCGATTCAGACGAACGAACCGGAATATGGCGTTCAATATTTTCTCGACGTCACCGCGTTCACCTCGGGTACGATCAATTATCGCCTCTCGCAGTAACTCTTAGTCGAGAGATCGCATCATGCCTCAACCGGCTGTCTATAACTACAACGCTGTAGCGAATAATACATTCCCGTTCGAAATTCGCCTGCCTTTCGACTGCACTGGCGACGACTGGCAGCTGCTTATTACCTGGGGCGCCGGTGGCGTTCTTAGCAAACGGGTCTCGCTCGGGACGCTCAATCTAGTTAATATCACAACCTCGCCGATGCTTTGGAGCGTAAATTGCGTGCTTCAAGCGAGTGAAACAGCCGCCATGCCGACCGACGGAACGGTGGTTAGCTACCAGATTCAGCGCTTCGCGAGCGTGGAACAGCGCACCTATGTAACGGGTGTCTTCGCCATGACCGCGAGCCTTGTCGATGGCTAACCCTGCGCTTGCTGTTCAAGTTGTCGCGACGCCGAAGATAACAATTCAGGTTATCGACGTCGGCGCCACTGTTCTATTGCCGCTATTGAGCGCGACTATCGTTCAAATCGTCGATGTTGGCCCACAAGGCGCACAGGGGCCTGCTGGAACTCCCGGCGGAGGCTCCTCGGTCAACATCGTCACCTATGAGTTCACCTCGACTACAGAGGCAGCTCAAACTATCCCTATGGTAGATACTGTTCTGGCCGGATTGTCGCTATTTATAAATGGCTTGTTTCAATCGCCATCTGGGTATACAATTTCATCGAATTCTTTGGAAATTCCAGCCGAGCTGCTTTGGGTCGGCGCGGAGTGTGTATTTCAATATCTGTCCGAGACTACATAGGGTTATAACATGGCGCGCACACTTCTTAATGGCTCTGAGCAAATCCAAGCCGGGTCTGTCCCCTGGTCGGCGATGGCTACGGGCGCGATCGTTCCATTCGCCTCCGTCATCGGCAGCGCGGGCATCTTGCTTGCCGCTGGCACCGTTTCCATGACCGCCGCGCTGAATCTCGGCGGTTTCACGGCTCAAAACTCTGGTAGCCCCAGCAACGCTTCCGATCTCGTCACTAAGGCCTATGTTGACGCCAAGACTGGCGGCATCGGCGGCGTACATGACGTTCAGTGGTATCAGAACGCGAACGTCGCGTCCTTGTCGGGCTTGTCAGCCCTCGCGGATGGCACTCCCGTCGCCAACGACATTATTCTTCTAACCGCTCAGACCACCACGACGCAGAATGGCCCCTGGGTCGCCGCCGCCGGCTCCTGGACGCGCCCGACCTGGTGGGCTTCCGCCACGACAGTCAACGAGGGGCAGTATTTCCTGATCGCTCAGGGCACGACTTACAAGGATACGAAATGGTGGTGCACCACCGTTGGCGCGATCGTGGTCGACACCACCGCCACCGCCTTCTCGCAAGACTTGTCTGGCTCCTCCTATTCGAACGGCACTGGTCTGGCTCTCGCCGGCAGCACCTTCAGCGTCAATTACGGCACCACCTCGACGACCGCCGCGGTCGGCAATGACGCTCGCATCACTGGCGCGCTACAGACCTCGGCGCTCGGTACGAACGTTGCGACCGCTCTTGGCGTGGCTCTTGGTACGGGATCTGGTCTGGCTCAGCTGACCAGCGGTGTTCTTCAGGCGGCTGAATTCCCCGCCCTGTCGGGTGACGTTACATCGGCCGGCGGCACGTTGACGACGACCGTCAATAACACTTCGAGCACTGGCTTCCCGAAGTACACCAACTTCGTGGTGAATGAGACGCCTGGCGGCGCGATGAACGGCTCGAACACGTCCTTCACGCTCGCCAACACCCCGGCGACCGGGGCCGGTAGCGTTTCGACTCTGACGTTGGAGCTCAACGGCGGCACGCTCGAGGGCGGCACCGGCAATGACTATACGCTGTCCGGCTCGACGATCACCACGCTGTTCGCCCCGGCGGCCTCCGACAAACTTCGCGCCTTTTATATGAAGTAAATATTGACTTGTTTAGGCGAGATATGAGAGATATGTTCCTGGCGGCGATGTTCGCCAGGAACATAAAGGATAGTTCATGCAGATTAATATGCAAGATGCCTCGGTACTATCGGCCCTCGTCGCTCGTCTAACGAAAGAGCTTGGCGATACATTCGCCGCGAATTGCGCACTCGACCTGGTCGGCGACGCTCTGCTGACGGAAAACACCACTCTCAAGGAGCAAAACGCGGCATTGGTCGAGAAGAACACCGCTGATCGAGCGACGATCATCAAGCTTCGCGCCGAGCGCGACGCGCGCGCGAAGAAAATCGTATAAATCATGGCACGCACGCTTTTTGATGGCCCGACCAATATCGCCACGAGCACGCTGACGCGCGCGCTCCTTAATACGACGCTATCCGGCTCGGCGGTCATCGCTAAGGTGATCGCCGGCACCAACGTATCTATTACCTCTACCGGCGCGGATGCGGGGACAGGCGACGTTACGATTAACGTCTCAGTTTCAGGTTACGCGCCGACTGCTTCCCCGTCATTCACTGGAACCGTTAATAGCGCCGGCGCTATCCAGACCGCATCACTATTTTCGCCGACTGTATATGGCGGCACCTCGTTAAATAGCACCCTTACATTACAAAGCACTAACTCCGGTTCCCCAATATCGGATGCTGTTTATATTAAGGCGAACGGAGCTACGTCAATTTCATTCAACAGCTCGGGTATTATTTGCGGAGATAATCTTAATCTAGTAGCCGGATCAGCGACCCAAGCCCCACTGTATTTTACGGCAGGCACTAATTTGACGACCGCCGGCGCCGGCGCTGTTGAATTTGATGGCGTGGCTTTCTATTCCTCTGTCGTGGCTAGCGCCCGCGGCGTAATTCCGTCTGCTCAAATTCAGATTCTTACGGCTGCTTATGCCGCTTCCTACGGGTCGTCTTCGCAATTACTCAACGGCACGTCGACCGGCGCTGTTACTCTCCACGTCGGCACCTATGAATTCGAGTGCGCCTTTTCGCTTACTGGTATGAGCTCTACCAGTGGGACATTTGGTTTTTCCCTCGGCGGTAGCTTCGCGGGGACTCAGGCTTGGCATGCGAACGCCAGTAAAGTAACAACACTTTCAGCGGCGGCCGCCTCTTACTCGTCTTTCAATACCGCCAGTAATACGGCTTTAATGCCAACTTCCATTCTGACATCGGGTCTTGCTTTTATCAAAGGGATTATTCGCGTCACCACACCGGGTACAGTTATTCCAACAGTGACCGTATCAACTTCCGCCAGTGTGACTATTGGGGCAAATTCATACTTCAAGATATCACCGCTGGGGTCATCGAGTGTAGCCTATGTCGGTCAATGGTCGTGAAGACGTCTAGCTTTCTCCTTTCGAGTATGTCAATATTGACTTATCGTCCTTCCAGACCCAGATTTTGAGGAAATCGACCCTATGACTATGGCAACCGACCTGACGGCCCTTAATACGGCCATCGCCGCGAACACGGATTCGCTGGCGAAAACCGCGTTCACCGCCATGTTGGCGTATATTACCGACGTGCTCGCTTTGCAGCAGGCCGACGCCGCGAACATCGTGACCGCGAACGCAGCGATCGCCGCCAACACCGCCGCGATCGCCGCGAACCCCTATATCGCGCAAAGCTCCAACGTGGGCATTCCCTCGACGGCGACGCCTCCGTTCTCCTATGTGCCGACCGCTGGTACGCAGGATCTCGACCCCGCGCTCGTCATCACGGTTCCGGGTCGCGTCTCCGCCGCCTCGACCCAGAACAACCCGCTTCTCGGCTTCGTCACGGCCGGCGCATTGCCTAATGCGACGCACGCGGTCGCCTACAGCAAGCAGCTCGTCGCTGGCGGCGGTGATGGTGGCGTCTCCCCGGGCTTCACGTTTGCCGCTATCGGCACGCAGATTAACTTCCAGTCGATCGGTTCGCTCCTGCCCTTGGGTATGACGCTTTCGAGCGCTGGTTTGCTCGCGGGCACCCCGACCACGGCCGGCACCTATTGGATCGTCATTCAGGTCTCCGATAGCTCGGGTAACTCCATGTCTCAGGCGTTCTCTCTCGTCGTCGCGTAATAGCAACCCTCGGCCCGGCTAAGTCGCTGGGCCGATATTTCCTCTAGCCGGAGTATCTCATGTCCGCTGCTTTTGAAGCCGCCATCGCCGCTCTCCGAGCCGCCCATGATGTCGCCACGGCGATCATCGCCGAAGCCACCCCGACGGTCGCCCCTGTTATTTCCGCCATTGTCGCGCCCATTGCCGCTGTCATCGAAGCGCCGACTCCCGTTGTCGAGCCCGTTGTCGAGCCCGTTGTCGAGCCCGTTGTCGAGCCCGTTGTCGAGCCCGTTGTCGAAGTGCCGTTGGCTGTGACGCCCCCGATCGTCGTTCCTATTGCCGCTCAGCCGACCGTCGAAGTTCCTACGGCTCCCATCGAAGCTCCCGTCGTGCTCCCTGCTGTGGAAGAGACTCCCAGCGTTCAGCCGCCGCATACCCATCTGGCTTCCTCGACGATCGATCCCGCGCGCGTCTCGCACAGCCCGACGTCTATCCCGCCCGCCGCGGCTGTCTGGCTTCTGGAACGTAAGCCGACCTCGCCGATCTTCACGCCGAGCTGGTGGGCAGGGACGACCTTCGTCGCCAGCGCCGCGTCAGCCGCCGCCTATGCGACGCAAGCCGAAGCTACAGCCGCGGCGCTGGCGATCAGCGTCCCGACCCGCATCGTCGAACATAGTCGTGGCTAATTTCGCGGGAGGAGTCGTCAAGCCTCCCGCGTTCAAACCCGTCGTTCATCTACCCCTGACGACGTGCTGGCTGCTTCATCAAACGGTCGCCAGCACATCGAAAGCTCCGATTCTCTACTGGTCAGGTTCGATCTGGACCACCAACATTCGTCTCGCGCATCAATACTCGACCAAAGCTTTAGCGACCGCCGCTGGCGCTCTCATTTCGGGAACGGCGAGCCATGCGGTTCAACACGGATCGGTTGAATTGTCATGACGACTGTCGTTTGGAAAGATGGGATCGTAGCCTCCGATTCGCGCACCACGGGCGGCAACAGCGGGATGATCTATCCCGATAACGCCAAAAAGTTCGACGTCAGTAAGAAGCACGGCTGCGTCTACATGGGCGCTGGCAATCCGGCGACGGTGGCCTGGCTCGCCCGTGTTCTCGAAAACCTCGATGACTTACCCTGGGATGCGAAGGGCGAGCTGCTGATCGAACGCGAGATCGATGACGCCGAGTTCGTGGTCATCACCCATGATTATCGCCAGTTCATGTTCCAAACCGGCACCTGGTTCGAGATGTTCGGCGATTGCGTCGCGCTGGGCTCGGGCTCGTTCGCCGCGCTGGCGGCGATGAACCTCGGTTTCGACGCCTACGCCGCGATCGAGGCCGCGATCCGCATCGACTCCGCCTCCGGCGGCGACATTCATGTCTTCGACATGAAAGACCTCAAAATTGGCAACACGAAGTCAATGTTCTTCTCGAACCCGCCGGTGCCATCCAAGCGGATCGACGTCACTCATTGATCCCGTGGACCTCGAGGTAGGTCTGGAAGGCGGCGACAAGCAGCTCTTTCATCTTGAGCCGCCTCTTAGCCGCGACGATTCTGAAGCGCGCGTGAAAATTCGGCTCTACCTTGAAGTTGAGATCCACAAACGTCGCCGCGCCCGTATCAGTCGGCGTCGCGAGATGATTAGGCGTCAACTCCTCCTTGAACTGCTCGGCTTGGGCGAGGACGCGTGAACGGCGCGGCGGCGGGGCGATCTTAGCCATTTTTCGCTAGATCCTCTTTCGTGAGGGCGATGATTTCCTTGTAGATTTCGGTGGCGAGCGACTGAGCGCGCTCGTTCAGTGTAGGAAAGGCGGTCTCGGTAAGCGCTTTTCCCGCGTTTTGAGCGTGTTGATAGCCAGTCTTCATCGGGATATCAGTGCTGAAGACCTCATACCCCGCCACCCTGACGAACTCCCTCGCATCCATGACGGATAGGATGCTGTCGATCGACTTATTGATCGCGAACCACACCCGAGCCTTCGGAACCCCCTTTGATCGCAGTTCATTAGCGAAACGGACTTGCGGCTGAAGATCCGCAAGCGTTACGCCGGTCGGGATGATAATGAGGTCGCTGGTCTTGGCGATCTCGAGCGAGGAGACGTCGCTGTCCGGTCGCCCATCGATCACCATGAGATCGAAGAGGTCTTGTTGCAGGAGAGCCTGCTTGACGCTCGAATAGCCCTCCGCGGCCAGCGCAGGCTTCAGCTTCGCCTCGAGGCGCATCGCCGCCCAATCCACCGAGGTTTTCTGCTTGAGATTGAAATCGGCGATCTTCACCGACCATTCGGCCGCCGCGAACGATACGCCAACGAGCTGGGAGAGCGTGGACTTGCCGACGCCGCCCTTCTGGGAAAGACAGGAGATGGTTAGCATAAAGGCGGCCTCGCTTTTTAGCGAAACCGCCTTAGAACGAACTCAGCGATCCGTCAATGGTAGTAGATGACGACGCCGAGAATGATCGCGTAGATGGCAAGAGCGATCCCTCTGACGATAATCTCGGTCGCCATGACAATCTCGAGGTGAATACGCCGATGAAGTCTCAAGCGTCCCACGCCGACCACTCGATCTGGCGCTGAAGCAGCGGTAGTAGCGCCAGGGTGATCGCCACCGAAGCTTCGAGAGCCTCGAGATCGCCGTCATTGTCGATCCAGAGATCGACGGCGCTGTGATCGAAGTGATCGAACTCAAATTCCGAAGGCGCATTGCCTGGCCGGCGAACGCCAAGCACCACGCCGCCCATTTTCTTGTAGAAATGACCCTGTTCTCGCCGCACGCTGCCGAAGCAGTAGGAGTCATTGATCTGAAGGTTTCGGGTAGCCATGAAGGGGATGCCGTCCATGCCGAACATGGATTCGAGTTTGTTGCCGAGCTCGCCGAGAATCTCGCGAACTTGCCATCGCTTGCCGTTGATCTCGACGAAGCCCAACTTGCCTTCCTGAGTGAGAACGTCGGCCCAGTCCAAGCCGAGCGAATCGACCGCGAACTTACGCATTGGGCGACCGTCATCGACGGGGATGGCGCCGAGCTTCACGATAATCTTCTGAACCTCGCTCTTGCCGGATTTCGGATCGCCACAGAGACCGATGATATGAGGGAGTTTCATGCTTCACTTTCGCAAGTCAATTTTGACTGTTTACAGAGTGGAAATGAATTAGGAGATCGCGTTCTTCGCGCGAATGGCGGCCTCGAGCAGGGTTTTTAGCTTCTCGACACGCGTTTCCAGCTCGATGATCCTCTTTAGGAGGTATTCATTCGTGAGAACGGAGCTGCCATATTGATCGAAGAAATGAACGGGATCAGCGAGCTTTGTCATCTCGATATTATAGCGAAGTGTTGCTAGGAAGCGCGCGCTTTTCGAACAAATGCCAGTCGAAATCGACGCCGGGAGCGAGAATTCCCTCGACGAAGCCAGGCGTCGCTTCGATAATCGCACGCCTGGTTCTTGAGTGACCCGCCAGATGCGTGTTTAGATCGACCGAGTAATCAGCGACGAAGGTGATATTGAGCCCCTTCTTGCCGCGGAGCGCGCGACCAATCCGCTGCCGAAGCTGAACTTCGCCTTTGCCGCCGCCACAGAGCTGCACCAGGCTGATCCCCGGAACGTCAACGCCAACATCCACGATCGTCGTCCCGATGAGAACGTCGATGTCTCCCTTAGCAAGTCGATTTAGCGAGCGTTTCCGACCCCGCTGATCGTCTTCTCCCTGAATGAAGTCTACGCGTAGCCCCGCCGTTTTCATCGCACGTAGCAGCGTCCCGCCGTGAGCGGTGCGTGTGACCAGAGTCAGCACCGGGAGACCGCGATCGGCCGCTTTCTTCGCGTCGCGAACGATATCGGCGGTCATGAAGGGATTCTCTATGTAGCCGAGCTGATAGGCGCGCTGCCAAGGCGAGGCGCGATGAAGCTTAAGATGCGGCTTGCTGACGATGAATTTGAACGCCGGCTTCGCCAGGATGCCACGGTCTATCAAGAGCTTCTCGGAAACCCGGATCAAGGTGGGGCCGAACGCGGCCATAAGTCGCATGTTGTCCTCGGCGTCGTCGCGCATGAACGGCGTGGCGGTCAAAGCCACTCGAATCGAGGCGTTCTTGCAGTAGCGAAGAATCTCGTAATAGGAGTTGCCGCCGGCTTCGTGAGCCTCCTCGCCGATCACGACCTCGACCATTTTCAGAAGATTGATGTAGCGATTCCGCTGTTTCGTCTTCTCCTCGAATTTCGCCGTGCCAATACGAACGAAGTCGGCTCGGGTCTGAACCGCCGGCGCCGGAAGCTTCTTGTTCAACGCCTTGCCGATCGCGGTCTCATAGGATGCGACCTGCGCCCGAATCTCCTTGTTTAGATCCGGCTCCTCGAGTTTGGCGACGAAGGTCTGCACCATACCGACGTTGATGCCGCGCACGGGCTCCCAGACGCCATCGCCGATCACGCCGACATTAAAGCCCACATCCTTGAATCCATCCTTCATCTGGTACATCAGGATGCCGCGAGTGGTTAGAAACATCGTCATTCTGCGGTAACGCGCCGCGATCAACTTCGCTATCTTGCTCTTACCGCCGCCGGTCGCGACCTGAATAATGCCGCGGCCGTGCTTTTCGACTTGTCGGAGTGCCCTGATTTGAAAGTCGTACTTGGGATTATCGTTGCCGAATTCATCCACGATCGGGTTCTCGACGCCATTAGGCGCGGGGAGGGGTCGCTGGATCAACTGGACTCTATGGCCCTTCTGGATGAGCTCGTGATGGACCATGTGAAGGAAGCCGGCGGGGAAGGTGTGCGTGCGCCGGGAATAGAAGCTCGACCGGCCGCTCCATGACCCCGCGCTCATGAACTCCGCGCCCTCAACCTGATAGGAAAGCAGCTCCGCGACCTGGTCGATTACGGCCGGCGAAGCATCCATTAGCTTAGCCACGACGCAATTAGCGGCGAGTTTCAGGTTTTCTGGCGTAAAATTCACCACTTGCTATTGCTCTCCTTTGCATGATAAGCCAATATTGACTTATTCATATAAGGCTTATCACAGGATATCTAGTGCCCAAAGCTCTTTTCGCGAACCCAGCGGATTTACTTCCGAATCCCTGGAACACCAATGTCATGTCGCCGGCCTCGGAGCAGAAGCTCGACAACTCACTCCGGCGCTTCGGCTGTTTCAAGCCCGTCGTCGTCCGAGAGATCAGCGGCCCCTCCGCTGTCGGGCTCCGTGACGTCGTCACCCGCTTCGAGATCATCGGCGGCGAGCATCGGGCTCAATCCGCGGTGAGAGTGGGCCTGGCGCAGGTGCCGATCATGAACCTTGGTCCGATCAGTGACCAGGAAGCGAAAGAGATTTCCCTCGCGGACAACGCGCGGTACGGAGCTGATGACACTCTGGCTCTCGCGGAGCTGCTCAAGAACATGGGGAATAGCGAGGAACTCCAAGACTTTCTTCCTTTCTCCGACACAGACATCGCGTCGATCTTCTCAGCAAGCGATATAGACTTGAGCGAGTTGGATCTCGCAGAGGATTTCGACGCCAAGGACGATACCCACGATCCCGAGCCGCCGGCGGCGAAGGTGCCCAAGACGCACACGATCATGCGGTTCAAGGTTCTGCTCGGCGACGCGGAAACCATCACCGCCAGGATCGCTCAGACTCAATCCGAGCACGGTTACACCGCAGCCGATGAACTGACCAATGCCGGCGACGCTCTCGTTCACCTTTTGTTCATGTCGGAGCCCGAGGGGTGAGAAAGCCCTCCTCGATCGACCCTTCAATTCCGGAAGCCCGATTCAGCGAATGCACCGAATGTAAGTTCTATCGACGTTTCAACACGCTGAAGGACTGTCAGGGCTGCGAGATCGGTGAGAATTTCGAGGAGGTTGTCGAGGAGCTCAACCCCTACAACGACCGATTTTTGACGGGAGCATTTGGTGGCCGCGACGATGAGTAACGTGAAAGAGACCATGGAAATCTGGGATGTCAGCGCGCTGGTTCCCTACGCCGAGAACGCCAAGGTGCATGACCCGAAGCAGGTCACGGCGCTCACTCGTCTGATCAAGCAATACGGCTGGACGCAGCCGATCGTCGTGCAGCGCGGCACCGGTTCGATCATCGCCGGTCATGGCCGCCGGCTAGCGGCGATCGAGATGGGTCTGAAGAAGGTTCCGGTTTGCGTCGTCGATGTCAGCGATGACGAGGCGCGGCTGATGCGCCTGGCCGATAACCGGGTCGCCTCGACCGATTACGACGCCACCAAGATCCAATCCGAGATTTTCGACCTCAAGGATCTCGGTCTCGACATCTCGCTGATGAATTTCAACGACAAGGAGCTCGCGTTCCTGACCGAGGATATCGCCGAACTCGATATGAGCGCCTTCGTCGATGATATCTCGGACGCCGTTGAGGTCCAGAAGACCGATAACGCCGCCAAGGAGCGCGAGATCGGCGCGTCGGACTCGCCGCTTTCGAAGGCGTTCGGCTTCAAACGGCTGAACATCTCGGAAGGCCGAAAGGTGAAAGCCTTCATGACCGCGCTCGAGGTCAAGTTCGGCAAGACCGGCGCCGCGGCGTTGATCGACCATATCGACTCTTACGAGCTGGTTTCAACAGTCAACGATGATTTATGA